ACGGTATGGTTCCGGAGATATAATATCTTTGTCTTTTAAGTGATTTTCAAATAGACCTTTGTGCCAAGATTCGTATGCCCGTTTGTGAAGTTCAGGATGACCTCTATAGAAATCCATACCAGCTTCACATACGATAACAAAATCTTCATCACCAGATTCTTCAGCATATTTTTCCAATGCTGGAATTGAACATAGTACACGACCTGCACCACCGTTTATAAAAAACGCCTTAGAGCGATTGCTCATTTTTCACCTCACCTGTAAATAATATAATCATAATAGAGTAATTATACCCTACTTTTATGTAAAAGTCAACCTTTTTGTAAAATTATTTATAAGCCATAAAAACCCCCAATTAAGGGGGTTTGTATTAATATAATTCTTTATGTTATATTATCTGGAAGTTGACTATCGATAGCGTCCTGATCTGCCGCAGTTCTATCAGCAATAGAAACAAAGTTTTCCAATAAATCTAAAGGATCTGGCTCATCAGGTGCTGTTGGATAACCAATCAAATTGTTTGGAATATCTGCAGTAAGAGTAGGTAACTCACGTAGAGTTGATCTAAAATCTAACCATTCTTGTTTTAATGCTGCTGGCATGTCATCTGCGATTTTGCTATCAGTAGGGAATAATAATCCATCTCTAATACCACGTACAGACTCGTCTGTTCTATCTAGTGTGTCACCAGTACAATATACTAATGGTGCCCATGTTTCTGTGTTTAAATCGTAACCGTACATAGCTGCAGGTTTATCAAAAATCTCTCTGATATCAGTAGGATCTGCGATAACTTTATTAGGAATAGCGTCAACACCGTTATTAACTTCTAGATGTCTCATTTCTCCAATTCCACCCCATAAAAGACCAACTAAAAGTGCGTTTTCGTCAGACTTCGTTGAATCTATTTCAACTACAGTGTAGTTTAACGGAGTTGGTCTAGCGGGAACTTCATTCTCTGGGAATGAATCTACAACCCTAGTATCATCTTCGTTGTTAATAACCCAACATACTAATTTATCAGGTCCGTTGAATTCACAAGTTGACGTTTTGCCCATAGAATCGTCAGTTCCGTATCTCTCATTAGGCATTTTATATGTTATTGTTCTCATCATTGTTCTCCTATTAAGAATACGTTACTTTAACTAATCCACCTGCACCGAATCCACCCCAACAAGCAGAACCTGACGCAGTCGCATGACCTTGTCCACCACCACCTGGGAATATTGAATGTCCACCTCGACAACCACTACATTGAGTACAAGCATGTCCACCGTTTGGTGCACCAGATACAGAAAACGGTCCACTCGGTCCACCAGAGTATCCATAAACGTCTGAACAACAATCGTATTTTCTAGTATAAGAACCAGAACTTCCTTTGAAGCAAACGTCAGCACCATAAGATTGGGTGTTTATAGTTTGTGTACCCCAACTGCTGTCGTAGTTAGAAGCACAACATTGCGTACTCATATGACAGTCGTAACAATTACTCATCTTATCCCAAGGAGTCGTTCCACCTAGACCACCCACAGCACAGAAGTTTGATAGTCCATTACCAGTTACCCATGAAGTACAACCTTGTCTTGTTGCCATACAACAATGACAACAGCATGAACATTGTGAAGTACCAGCTGCACATAACGTATAAGAAGAAGAACCTGGAGTAAAATCACCATTTTCTTCATATATCGTTTTAGAACTGTAACCACCACCTTGTCCACCAACAGTAATTTCATAGTCACCACCAGATGATCCACCTGGACCACCACCACCTAGAACTTCGAATTTAATACTCTTAACGTTTTCTGGAACAGTCCAGTTTAAGCAACAACCGCCGTTAGTAACACTCCAATGGTTGTCGTTTTGTATTTGAAAGTCGTGAGTACCAATAGAACCACCACCGGCGGCTGCTAGAGCATCAATTCCGGTTTGAGTAGTGTCTTCTAAACAAGTAACTTGTCCAGTCTGTACAGCTTCAATTTCAGATTGTACAGTACACACGTCACGTAAAGTTTCGAAAGTAGTATTGGCAAGGTATTCCAACGTGGCATCCACGTCCTTTGCCATTTGGTTCATTTTACCAAGTGTTAAAATATCCATTTTTTATATCCTATTAATAATTAATTTACTCTACACCAGACGGTAGTTGAGCAACAACTTCTTTGTCCTTTGCAGTTCGTTCTGCTATTTTGATTACCTTAATGTGCGCAGAGGCCTCTTCATCAAGTGCGTCGTTTACGGGTTCTCCTGGAGCCTTAGGAAAAACGATTAAATCTACAGGAACTCCTGCCCAATCGTCTGGTAAATTTCTTAAGTTTGCTCTATAATCGACCCAACCTTGTTTTAATGCTGCTGGCATATCTTCCGAAGTAGATGCATCAGAGGCTTCTAATTGGTCGTTCCTTGCAGATCTAATAAACTCAATGTCCCAATTACTACGACCATATACATTACCGTCAATATCATCACCAGGCAAACCTGTTTCGTATGATAATGCACCCCAACCTGTGTCTGGGTTATAACCATGTGTAACTGAGTTTTGATCATACACTTCACTAGGATAAGTAGTATCAAATACCGTGTTATTTCTTGCCGATGCTGGTCCAACTGCTACTTCATACACTTTAATGAAACCGAAAGCAGTTGCCCCGTCTTCGTCAGTTGGTCCGATTAAACCGCAACGGATGCAATTTTCGTCAGATTCTTCGCAATCCAAAACTAATTCGTAAAAATCAAGTGGAGTTGGTTGACCGCATAAGTCTGCCATGTCCTGCACTTCCTTAACCATGTTTGTTTCTTTGTCCATGAATAACATTAGACTAGCAGGACCGTTATATTCCTGCGTAGATTCTTTACCCATAGAGTCGTCTGTACCGTATCTCTCATTAGGAATTTTATATGTAACCGTTTTTGTAATATTTGCCATTTCTATTCTCCTAATATATTATTGGTATGAAACTTTAACAAGTCCACCAGCACCAAAGCCACCCCAACAACCAGAACCACCGTCATAACCACCACCAGCACCACCACCGCCAGGGAAGTAAGAATGACCACGACAACAACCCATACCAGTAGTGGTACATTCGTTTGTATCCCTACCGTTCGATTGAGATCCGGAGAATGGTCCTGTCGGTCCACCTCTAGTTCCACTAATTTCATTACAGCAACTGTAACCCTTTTGAATCATTCCTGTAGTTCCTGTGAAACCGTAGTCTGCACCGAAGAAACCTGGAGTACATGATTGGCATTGTCCCCAACCACCTGATACTTGGTCGCCAACAACACATTGCGCACCAATACTACAGTCGTAACAACTTGATTTTTTATCCCAAGCTGTAAAACCACCTTCTCCTCCGGTCGCACAGAAGTTTGATAGTCCATTACCAGTTACCCATGAAGTACAACCTGTTCTACATGGTTGACAATGCCCACAGCATGAACATTCTGAAGTACCACCAGCACATAAAGTAAAATTAGAAGTACCAGCAGTAAAATCAACGCCTTCCTCTAACGTCCTAGCTGCATAGTTACCACCCCAACCACCAGAAGGAATATCGTAGTCATAACCAGATGATCCACCTGGACCGCCGCCACCTAGAACTTCGAATTTAATAGACTTGATTCCCTCAGGGGCTGTCCATAATAAACAACAACCACCATTAGTAACAGACCAATGGTTGTTGTTTAAAATCATAAATTCTTTAAATGGTTTCGATCCACCACCTGCAGCAGCAAGTGCGTCGATACCTATATCAACCTCATCTTGCAAACAAGTAACTTGTCCAGTCTGAGTGGCCAAAACCTCTGTCTGCACCTCACAAACGTCTTTTAACGTTTCGAAAGTAGTGTTGGCTAGATACTCCATTGTTTGGTCTAAATCCTTAGCCATTTGGTTCATTTTACCAAGTGTTAAAATATCCATAGTTGTATGTTCCTTCTAATATGTTTTAATTATTTATAATAAATTTTTATACGTCCCAAATGTCTTTAAGAGTAACAACACCTCTCATATCATTTGTCGCA